TGGTCAGGACGATGTTATACATACTGTCCACAAGGGTCTGCGTCTGGGTCTGGTTCAGCTCTGCGGTCAGATACTCAATCTCCGCCTTAAACTGCGGGTCAATGTCCTTGAACTTGATTGCGCCCTCGTCCCGCAGCTCCCGGTAGTCTTCGGAAGAAATATCGACATTGTGGAAGAGCATGAGGGACTGAATGAACTGCTCCACGCCGTCAATGCGGTTAGACTCTGTGGTGTTGATTGCGTCCAGCAGAGGAAGGACGATCTCAAAGGCACCCAGCCGGGACTTGTTGGCCGGGTACTCAATGATGGGAATGCCCAAATACTGCTCTTCGCTGCGTCTGATTGCCCAGGTATTTTCGACCTCATAGAAGTGGTCATCCGTGTAGCAGCTAAAGACCAGAACCCCATCGTCTTTGAGGACATACTTCACGCCCATAATGGGAGGGTTGCCGAGGGCCGTGGAGTAGACCACAAAAGCAAAGCGGGGGTCAAGGGTGTAAATCTCAAAGGGGGCCTCGTCCTCTTCCAGATCAGCTTCGCCGTCCGGCAGCACCATTCTGTACGATGTGCCGCAGATATGCCACCACTCGGCCAGTTCAGCGTCCTCGGAGGGTTTATCTTCGGACAGAGTGTAGTCATTCAGCCGGGTCACCGCCTCAGCGATACCCTTGTCATCTTTCCGGCTGACATACTGAACAGGCTCACCCATCAGGTAGCCAACCTTGAAGGACACGATCTCATTGGCCCGGTTCTCAACGACTTTGTTGTTGATTTCAGGCCGAACATCCTTCTTCCGGTAAAGAATGGGCTGATCGCCCTTGTAATACCGGTAGAGGTAGTTAATATCCGCCTGGTTCATGAGGTGAGTGAACAGAGCCTTTTGGAGAACATCAATGATGTTGTTGTCGTTGATCTCGGTCACATCGGCATAGATCACCCTACGACCAAACAATGTCCTGGCCCCCATTCAATCACCTCCCCGCAAAATGCCTTTCTATCACCTCACATCATAGCATAATCTCTAATGCTTGTCAATGGCCTAACTCTTCATAATACCATTGGAGAGCAAAAAGCGCAAGGTATCAGCAAGGCCGTTTGAAGATTTCGATTTTCCCGCCACTCAGCATACGGATTTCATTTTCCAGAAGAGCCAAGGAGTCAGGTGCGTCATCGTGCGGCACCTTACCGCTCCGGGTGTAGGTGGTCAACTCCTTCATGAAGTTCCAATACTGACTGCCCCGCTTGTAGGTGGTAGGGTGCTTGAAGTAGAAGTTCTTCTTGATGTTGTCTGAGGCGAACTCAATCCGGGTCTGCTTGTTGGAAATGGTACGCTTTGTCCGAATACCGATGGAGTACCCTTGCTGCCGGATAATATCAGCCACATCCCGGGCATCATACTGACCGGCGTTATTGGCCTCGAAGGTGGCGGAGGCGACCTTGTTGGAGATCAGACACTTGGCACACTCCGGTTTTGTCACCTCGGCGGGAGCATCGTCAAAGACCACATCGACAATATACACATCGGTTCCGTAAATCTTCGCAACCGGCATGGAGGTGGAGTCAGAGCCGCTCTCGGCGGTATCTCCTACGGCAATGGTCGTATCAGGTTCACGGTCAGCGGGAAGCTCGAAGAAGTAATTCAGCTCGTCCTTGTTGAACAGAAGACCCTTAGCTTCAAACGGCTGTTGTTGAAACTCAGACTCAAACTGCTCTGCGGACAAAAGCTCTCTCTGCTCCCGGAAGTAGGCCGTGGTAAAGACCTTCTTTCCGTCCCTCTCATACTCATAATTGCTCTCGTCTGTCACCAGATCGAGGGCAGGAATTTCAATAGCTCTCCAAGACCAGCCCTCTTTCTTGGCGTGTTCCTGAATACGACCAATCGGGTCATACAGGGAATACCGGGTGCCTGTGAAGACCATAGGCGTACCCTCAATGGCACGACCCATAATATCGCCGGAGATCACTTCCCACTTGTCATCAAGCCGCTGCCGGTTCTTGGCTTCCTCACGACCTTCCACACAGTCATCGAGGTATAGAACATTGGTAGCTTCGGACAAACCTACCTGACGAGCGTCAATGGAACGACACATGATGGTGGGGAAACGGGACTTAGATTTCAGATTGATGGTCTTGTTATCGGCGTTAGTCTGTACCAGCCGAGCTTCCGGGAACACATCGTAGTACAGGTATTCATTCGGCGTGTTTAGATATTCCAAACAGCCATTGTAGAAGCTTTTTACAAGGTCATCACCTGTTCCTTCCATGAGGGTAGCGTTGTCAGGGTATTTCCCGGAGATCATGTTGACAAAATTGATACCGGTCTGACTCTTACCAGCTCGTTTCGGCATGGAAATAGTCAAAAGACGCAGCTTTCCGTCAAGCACATCTTGGAAACCTTGCACCATAGGCTTCAAATAGTGCCGCCGGGGAGCGTAAAACCGCTTTTCGGGCTTTCGGTCAAGCTCGATGTAGGTCATGAAAGCGTCAAAATTGTGCGGTGCTTCAAACAGCAGACCTTTTCTCCAAATCTCATAGAAATGAGCTGCTTCCTTGCCGCCGTTCCTGATCTGAGCGGCGCACATACCGATCAGCTCCTTGTTCAGAGCGTGAGCCGCCGCAAAATCCTCGGCTTCCCACCCACGGCAAAGGGAAAACAGGTCATCGTATGCGCCTTTATCAGACGGTCTACGGTCAATAGCGGCCTTGATGGACAGGGCAATCTTATCGTAATTCACCCAACACACCCCAATTCCTGATAAACTTTGAAGATTTTCGGTGCCTGAATTGCAATCCAGTCCACCATTTCTTCGTTTTTCGCCCACGCATTTTCGGGAGCAAAGCTGTTCCATTGTAGGCCAGACTCGTTCAGAAAAGCGTGTATCACCTCATGGCGTAGAGTACAGGCTTCCATGCTCTTTCTGACTTCCTCCGTCTCACCGCCCCATTCCTCAGTTGTGGAGAGATCAAGAATGTAAATCCGGTGGTCAATCGTGGTGCAAAGACCGCCATAGTGAAGTTTCTCCATGTACTCATTCTCCCCGGAAGCCACCCGATAGACCGAGTATCTTGTTCCGAGAATGTCCACTTTCCGAAATAGCTTCATAAACTTACCTCCAAACTACGCAAAACTAAAAGGGCTACCGGTTTCCCGATAGCCCCTTGGCTGTTACTCTCGCCCTTACGAGAGCCTTATAGAATTTTCGGAATGATGTAGGCCAGAGCCAATAGTCCAACGATCATCCAGAACATGACACCGGCACACCAGAGAAAAAATTTCATTCCACAATCAGCTCACATTCTGTCCAGTTTCCAGCGTCAAGGCACTTACCCTCGAAAGTGATGGTGTCTCCGACCTTGACGGATTTCAGTTTTTCTTCCTGCTCCTTTTCAAATTCAGCATAGAAGAAGACGATGGTGTTGTCAACCTTCGTTTCCAGAGTAAGCATTGCGCCGCCTGTCATATTGAACAGGCCGTCATTGGTCATGCCGTTGATCTTCGCCGTTACCCGGTATCGGTTGTACTGGTACAAATCATCTGCTACCAGCTCATTTTCTTTGTAGGCGTAGTAGATTTCATCGAAGGTGGCAGTACCAACTTCCGAGCTTTCCTCGGCAGTCTGCGTTTCAGACTCAGCGGAAGATGAATTCATCAGAGATGACACCAAAATGACAGCGCAGAAGAAAACGGTTATGACAATGATGATACCGCACAGGAGATAAACGACTCTCTTTTTCTGAGGACTAACTTCCTTCTTCATGCTCAACCCGCCTTTCTTATCCTATCATACCATGTAGAACGGCTGATACCAAGCTCTCGGCAACAATCGTCCACAGTCATTTCGCCGTCTTTTTGTTTTTGAGAAAATTTTTCAAACGCCACGGGGTCGATTTCCTTACTCTTGCGACCCTCTTTCCAATCGGGGTCATGCTCACGCTTATGTGCCTTACCCATTGAAGTGCGCTCCACGATCATGTCCCGCTCATATTCGGCAAAGGCCAGCATGACCGTCACCATGACCTTACCCATCGGTGTGTTGTCGGCAACACCCATGTTCAGGATATTGACCTTCACACCACGCTCCACCAGATCACGAACCACCATGGCTCCTTCGGGAGCGGTACGGGCAAATCTGTCGAGCTTACAAACCACCAGCTCGTCACCGGATTTCAGCATGGACAGGATTTCATTGAACATCGGTCTGTCCATCTTCGTGCCGGTGCAAGTGTCCAGTTTGATATTTTCCTCGGCAATGCCCTGAGCTTTAAGCTGTTCCATCTGGTCTTCAAGGGACATACCGTAGAGCCTTTGACCTTTGGAGCTGACTCGACCATATCCGTATCTCATTCGATCTCGAACCCACCTTCCGGCACTCGGCTGTCACGGGGAACTACCACGATTTTGTAGTCCATCAGACGGAGCATTTCGTTCAGCTTGGTAACGCTGACATTCTTCTGCTTAAACCGCTCACTCAGGACATTGGACTTGATACCAAGCCGGTCACAGAGAACAGCAGGACGGATTTCACGGATTTTCATAACCTCTTTCAGAGCTTCCATAGCAATCATGTTCATTCCTCCTTGTCGATATGAGTATAACAAGAAATATCTGAGTTGTCAAGATATATCTGAGTTAAAATGGCTTTTTATTTTTTGCGGTATTTTCGGCACTCACCCCGCCCTCGCTGCCGCTCTCATATCCCCCACCGCCCCGACCACGGAAAACCACCATATCAGGCCGAAAACCGACCCGAAAAAGGGCGAAAAAGAACCGCCCCGGCGGAACCGGGACGGCTTCAAACCTCGCTTTATTTGTTTTTCTTCACGCACTCCGACAGAACCATGAACGGCAGCAGGAGGGAGAACAGAACCACATACACCGGCTTCACCTCCTTACACCCGGCAGGGCTTACCGCCTTGAAACAGCTTTCCAATGCGTCCCGGCGTTCCGTCCTTATTCGAGAAGCAGTAAATTTCAATGGTGTTTCTGCTGTCTCTGCTGGTGTCTGCGGGGTGGTCATATCTGAAATAATGGGGCCAGATGTTCCCGCCGTGGCTTTCGTCCGTGATCTTCCAACCGCAACGGCTCAACCGTGCGGCAAGTGCCTTGTAATAGGTCATATTTACGCCCCCTTTCTCTCGGCGGTGTAGGTATCGAACCACCGACCAGAGCCGGAGCAACGGCACACGAAGCCGCACTTTTGCAGGATAGACCAGAAGCAGGACACACCCACGCCGCCCTCGAAATAGGGAAGAATGGCATAGCCGGAGCCGTAGCCGAGCACATCACCCCACGAAACGCACCCGCTCGAAAGGGTCTTGAAGCTCTCGCCGTTCTTCATGGCCTGTTCTGCGGCCTGATACAGCACCCGCATAACGGCGGGGGACTTGTTCAGGGCTTCGCCCACGGCTGCGCTTTCCTTGTCATAGCCGCACCCGGAAGCGTAGCCGGAGAAAGTGCCGTCATCGGTTCGAGCGGTGGCGGTGGGGTTATGTCCCCATGTGCTACTCCGCTTCCACTCCACAGAAACAGAGAGGAAAGAGAGAGCGGGAGCGGCGGCAGCGGTGCGGAGCTTGGAAAGCTGCTTTTCCCGCCACTTTTCCACATCGGCGGCGGCTCGCTTCTGTGCGATCTCCACGGCCTTCTCACGGGGCAGGGTTCCGGCCTGATATGCTTCCCATTTCTTCGGGGTGCTCCACTCCTTCAAGCCCCTGTCGGGGTCTGTGCGGTGCTCTGCCGCCCAAGTGCGGCAAAAGCCGTTTTCGATGTAGAACCGCTTTCCGTCCTTGCGAAGCTCTGCTTCGGCATTTACGGCCTTGACCAGCTCCGGGAAAACCTCGGCGGCGGGGTCTGCGGGTTCCTCTGCGGGGACTTCTTCGGCGGGGGCATATTCCCGCATGGCTTCGCCAATCTGATTGATGTGAGCGGGGTGAATGTCTCCCGGCTGATAAATGTCGTGGCTTCTCAGCTCGTCATGGGTGGCGGCGGTTTCCACGCTCTGCGCCCATTCCCGGACATACTCATAAATGCGACCGTCCCACTCTCCCACGGTGTTCACCAGCTCCGCAACGGCTTCCCGTGCGGTTTCATAGCCGAGCCGGTTCACCAGCTCCGCAACGGTGGCGGCGGGGGTTTCTTCTCTGGTGGCCTTGAAGACCTCAACCACGGTTTCAAGGTGGGCTTTCGTTGCCTTGATCTGCTCCCGGCGTTCGGTTCTCTCGATGGCGTTCATTTTCATGTTAATGTTCCTTTCCGGCCTGTGACCTGTCGATGTTCAGTTATTTCTGAGCTTGGCTTAAATATATCAGATATTTCTGAGCTTGTCAACGGGTTTTCCGTGAAAATTTCAGATTTTTCTGAGCTATTTCAATATGTGCTTTTTCTCTTGAATTTCCGCACATTCCCGGCAGCGGGACACAATCGAGCCAGCCGCCGCCAGATCAACCAACCCCGGCAGCGACCACCACCGGCACCCGCCAGCCAGTCAGCAGATCAGAAAACCGCCGAACCTCCACCCGGAAGCTCGGCGGTCTGTCATAGTCGGAAAGTCGCCAGCCAAAGTCGCTGACCTCCGAGCGGGAAAGTCGCTGGTCATAGTCGGAAAGTCGAAAGTCACTGGAAAGTCGCTGGAAAGTCGCCAGCCAAAGTCGCTCACTCGTCAGAGTCGGAAGACTCATAGTCGCCAGCCGTGTCTTCCAGATACTTCCTCTGCAAGTCTTCCGGGGACACCTGATCTCCAAGCTGCTGATTGGGCGTAAGCACCATCTCCTGCTTGTCCACATAGCCCATATTGTTCTTCATGAGGAAGATACCAGCAACGGGGTTGATTTTGCCGTTCTGCATATAGTTTTCCATCTGTGCGTTCAAATTTTGATACGCCTTTTTTATGAGGTTACGGCTTTCCGTGGGTAATGTCTTACTATCTACACCATTAGCCCATGCCCAAATAGTCTTTCTATCCACCCCAAAAGCACAAGCGAGGCCAGCAACACTCGGCTTCATATCATCCTCAATACAAATACCGAAATACTGCTCAATCCTCTCTGCAACCTGTTCAGGCTCTCTCATATCCACTTCCGGCCAGTTCCACATTCTCATTGTGTGTTGCAGATACTTCCGATTGTCACCCGGTTCAGTCTGCACACTCATTGCCGTAGTCCGGTCAGGACGCTTATTCCCACCCGTCCCCTTCGGACGGCCACGACCCCGAGCGGGAGTCGGTAAATCTACCACTTTATCACTCATAGTCGTTCTCCTTCCACAAATTATTTTCAGTTAGTCTTTAGTGAGTTTAGTGACCCATTTTCGATTTTTGCTATAAATCTCTCTATATATCACTCTCTATGGAGGGTTTATACAGAAAAATATAGAAATAGCGGTCAAAAATGCCCTCAAAGCCTTGCGCCACAAGGGTTTCCGGTAGTGGCCGATTATTCACCAAAAAAGTCACTAAAACTCACCAAAGGCCGAAAGTCGCAAATATATTCAGTGAGCCACTAAATATATTTCTCTCACGCTGGGAACAAAACCACAGTTTTGGCTCCATCTTTTTGAAGCCACTCAAAATAGGCTATTTTATCTACCCGGCACCCGTCTTCAAGCGGATTGTCGTTATTGCAAATGACCATCTCCACGGCAGCGTCTTCGGGAATATTGGCTAACTTTGCTTTCAGCTCTTTTACAGTCATGCTTCTTCCTCACTTTCCGACTCAGGGGTATCGTCACCCTGCATAGATGCTCGTAGAAAAGCCTGAGTCAAGAGTCTGGCTTCTCCGGGAGTTGCACCAGCCTGAATGGTAGCTCGGTAGAAGAGGATGCCGGTTTCTGCCAGAACCCCGATTGCCTTATACAGCTCCTTGAATTTGTCGTTTTTACCCATTACGGCCATCTCCTTTTTCGCACCGGAGGGAAATCATTTTCTCTCTGGTCAGCTTATCCACTACTCTCCCGATCTCGAAGTAGCTGGACATAGCTGCCAGCCGTTCCAGGTTCTTTGCGGTCTGCGCCGTGACCAATATGGACAGACGGCGCATATTTTTCTTGTTCATGTCATACGCTTCCCTTCATACGAATATCCCGGTAGGTGGGATAGCCGGAGTAGACTGTTTTTCCTCCATGCCATTCCGGGTGAGCTTCCATGTCAGCATTGAACCTCTTTGCGCTGCACACAAAGTAGCCGTTGGACTTACACCAAATCTTGTACGCATCATAGAGCGTCTTGGCTCTGGTATAGGCACCCTCGGCCTTTTCACATTTCTCTTCCAAAAACTGCAAAGCCAGGTCGTTGTCTTTCTCATACTGCTTGACCACCTGACGCATAGCCGGGGACATTTTCAGACCAAACCGCTTGTACTTGAAGTACCCGGCGACCAGCCAAGAGAAGATACCCTGCATAGCTTCCTGTGTCTGGAACTCACTTTTGAGGTTCTTGTCCTGCTCGTCCTCAGAGAAATGCCGGTTGAACTCCACCACTCGCACACGGTCAGAGGCGAACAGGCTCTTGTCATTGACAGAGGGGAGGTCATTACAGGACAGCCAGAGAGTGAATTGAGGGAGGAAAGTCGTGGTAGCTTCGTAGAGGTTCCGGGCTTTGATTTCCTCGCCGCCGGTGAGCTGCTTGATTGTTTCCTCGTCCAGTTTGCCATACTGATTGCTCTCAGCCATCGTGACAAACCGCTTACCTTTCAGGGACGCAAGCATGGGGTTGGCGGCTTCTGCGTTCTTGCTCCGCTCAGACTTGCAGATGATCGACACGGGAGACACGGACGCATAGTCACCGAGAAGGTGGTGAATGGCACTCAGCATGGTAGACTTTCCGTTGCGGGTGGTCTTGCCGTGAAGAATGAACATACATTCCTCGTTTGCCATGCCGAGCATAGAGTAGCCAAGGGCTTTCTGCAGATATTCAGCCTTGTCCGGGTCATTACAGGTCACTTCGGAAATGAACTGCTCCCACCGGGGGCAGCGGGTGTCCTGCAAGGTGTAGTCGAAGCCGGTCTGCATGGTGAGGAAGTCCCGCCAGTCGTGTTCCCGGAACTCCATCTTTTCCAGGTCATAAGTGCCGTTCAGGCAGTTTATGAGATAGGGGTTCGCATCAAACTGTTCCGCCGTGATGGGCATGACGCTGGCAGCGTCCTTCATGAGCCGGTCACGGAAACGGCGATCTCCCATCTTCACGATGAACTTCATGTACTCCCTGCGGCGGTCTTCGTTTCCGATTTCTCCGCAATACAAGGCCATCAGGCGGCAGAATTCCTTGATCTTCTCAGCCACCAGCAGAGAACCAATATCCTTCCTCCAAGCTCCCTCAGAGTAAGTGAACCAGCTCTTTGCTTCTGGGCAGTATCGGGTGTCGTTCTTATAACACTCCGAAAACAACTCTGCCATGCCAGACTCGTCCCAGGAGTATCCGGTTCCGCTGGCTTGGTGGCTGCGCTCAGGTTGAGCTTCCTTGATGTAGAACATTTTTCTGGACTGCTCTTCGTCCATGATATACCGTCCGTTGGAAAGCTGAAAAATCTCCTGATCTTCGGACTGGATATAGGTTTCATCTGTCATTGCCGTCACCGTCCATTCTTGCTCCGCAGTTGGGGCAGTAGTTGTCTTTCCAAAGCAATTCTTTTTTGAATACGTTAACACAATTTGTACATTTCAACCCGGCGTTTGCATGACGGATAGTACCAAACCCATGAATGCAAGGCTCAACGTAGTCACACTCCTCCCACCGCCCATGTTGCACAGGGGCTACGTCTGCGGCAGGAGCTATCTTAATGAGATGTTCGCCAAAGTCGCAAATTGCCCCACAGCGTTTTAGTTCAGCCATTTTAGGCACTCTCCCTTCTCAAAGTTTTAGACCACCTCTGCTTCAAGCAAGCAGGGGATTTATCTTCTCTCGGTCTTGATGGGACATTCCACGAAACACCGCCGCATTTTTCGTTTTCCAGTTTCCAACCGGACGCTTTGAGAGAGGAACCCGTTTCAGAGTCAAGAATATAGGTGATAATCTTCCTGTAACCCATTTCTTTTGCTACTCTCGCACAAGCTCCATAAAGGAACGAACAGGCGTTTTCGTACCATCTGTGCAAAGTCTTGCAACCTCACAAACAGTGCCGTCATCAAGTTTTCTTGCAACAGGTCTACAACAGATAGCGACACCAACCAGTTTGTCACCCTCGTAAGCCGCAAGGCACCACTTACAACCAGAAGTAGCCCCGTGGTGTCTATGGTGCTGTTTTACAAATTCGGTGGCTGGTCTGAAAGAAATAGGTCGTAATTCAAGCCCCATTGAAATCACTTCCTTTTCTTCAAGGCTTTCGCCATCACCAACAGCGCACACGCCTGAGCGTCTTCGTCCCACCACGCACACCGCTCTTGACAGCAAGTGAGAACTTCGTCTGTACTTGGGTTCAGCGGACAATACTTCTTCGGTTCATTCGCCATCTGTTACACCCCCCCCCATAGAAGAAAGCGTTTTTCAGAGCGGTGTCGATATGGGACATGATCTGAGGCGGGAGGGTACAGATATATTTCCAATCCTCGGTAACATCAATGACCCGCACCTGTTCGCACTCGACCATGCTCGGCTCTAAGTTCTCCCATACAAAGGCAACATGAGTAGGCATTTCCAGCCGCTTCATTTTTGTGGTCAGAGGGACTACAATGCTGGTGGGAGAGAACTGGTTTCCCATGTTATTCTGAACGATGACCCAGGGCCGCTTGCCGCCTTGCACATGGCCGGAGGCCGGGATAGGTACATCTATGATGACAACATCTCCACGCTGATAAGGTTTCATGACTACCTCCTATATCTGGTAACTGAATTTACAATGGTTTCAATCTCTGAGCGGGGAAGAGGGGGCTTGCAAGCCTGACTATTGGCATACAGCAGCTCTTTGTATATCTCCGCTTTGGAATATCCCTGATTGTGCATCTGACCAGCCAGAGAGGTCAGACTTAGGTTTCTGCTCCCGGTAGTGATTGTGGGATATTCCGGTTTCAGAGCGATTTTTCCCGGCTTAGGTTTCCGGTAGATTGGGGAGTAAATGCGTTGTGGAGCGGAGGAACCGGCACCCTCTTTCGGAACATCAGGGAAATACTTGGAAACGATATAGTCAATCGCCTCTTGATTTTCAATGATCTCCGAATAGATAATGACTTTTCCGGTCATAATGAAGTACCGGCCACTCCGATAAATCTCCACACCGGCCCGGTTGTTACGGCCTTTGAAGGGGAGAGAGCCTTTCAGCAGAATGTGTACCCCTCTCCCGCTCCGGCTCTTTTCCGTATAGGAACCGCAATGGCCGATAATGTCAGCGGCCAGCGGGTTCAATAATCCTTCTGAAAAACCGTCATCAATGTCAATCCCGATTAGTCCATCGTCATTGAACACATATCCGATGCCGTCATAGATACCATTCGCCACATTCAACACGGCACAGTCAAAAGTCCCCCAGGTGTCAGGCAGCACAGAAGAGGCGGCTTTTTTCTGGCCGGTCTGCATGGGAACCTTACTGCTATTCCAGACATTGACCCATTGGCCCTTTTCTTTCAATTCAGAGGGTATTTTTTCATACATGACGGCACCTCTCGGTCATTCAGGTTTCATAAGGAGATGGGAGTGACCAGTCCCATGTTTCTCCGCCTTTATAGGCATTTCTAAAATAATTGTGTTTGCCATCTCCACTGAACCAGAGATAGTCAGAAGGGAGAACTCGGCCCGTATCGGTTTCCCCGTCTTTTTCCGCATACCACCGGGTAAGAACATCTTCACATAGAGCTTTAATTTCATCATCAATCGGGTTATCTGCATCATACCCGATGAATTGATAGGGAGCTGTAACTACCGCAATGATGGAACCATATCCCTGATCTACACGGTTGAGCGCACACCACACACAAGCAGCTTTTTCCGTATCAGACGGCACACCTCTGGCCTCTCCCCATACCATCTTCGCCAGCACATAAACCTCTTCTTCACTCCAAAGGGGAACAACGGGTGTTGGTTCAGGTGTAGCGATTTCAACCATAGGAGGCTCAGTGGGTTCAATAGTTTCCGGTTCCGGCCTGACTGAACAGGAAGTTAGGAGAACCAATGATAGCAGCAAAGCCGGAAACAGCTTACTCATTGGTGGTTTTCCTTTTCTTCGGAGAAGACTTGGTAGCGAAGAAATACTTATTGTCCACACATACCGGATAGCCGGGGAACCGATTACTGGCCCTCTTAGTTCCCTCGCTATAAATCTTTTCCGCCGCTTCCAGTGGCATTTCACCGGAAACATGGTCAGCACCGGCGACCATAATGTACGGGACTTTCCCGTTATTGTTCACGAATGTCATGAATACTTCCCCTTTCTCTATTCCACGCCTCCACATCGACACCAATCTTTTTCAGTTGTTCTTTGCAGAGCCATGTGTAGTCATCCGGCATTTCGTAGTGCTGGATAAGCCGGTCATGTTCTGCGGCAAAGGCTTCGTAGAAGCGTCTGAGCCTCTTTGGGCCAAAGCCCAGGTGAACCGCAAGGGTATAGAGAACCATTGCGTCAATATCATCGGTGTACCGTCTATCAGCTTCAATGATTTGCCGATTGATCTCCATGTCCATAGCCTTTTTCTCGGCTTTGGTAAAAGTAGCACCGAAGATTTTTCCGCCAGCCTTTTTCACATACATAGCTCACACCTCGAAATCTTCAAAGAAGACCGGGTATCTGTTCTTCATCTCAGTCAGGAGCATCTTTGCGACCTCACGCATATCCGGGTGGGCAGCAGGAGCGGTACGGAGTCGAAGGAAATGCCGCCACTCACGCATATTGGCCGTCATGACCACCTCGGTCTTCGTGCTGTTGGGAAGAACAGACCGGGCCTCCTGCGGGGTACGGCCGTAGTCGAGCATAGCAAAGTAAGAGAACTCCGCCTGTTTGCAAGCCGCAATCCATTGAGGCATTGCCACGCTCCCTTTTGCCATGGTGGAGGGCCGGATAAAAGAAATCTCTCCGCCAAAACTCTCTTTCGAGTAATTGCAGTAACGGGTACTTTCCTGGCAGTAGGAGGCCAGCCGGTGCCGGACAATCTCATGGCTTACACCTCTATCACAGGTGAAGCGAACAGTCACGCTACCATGCTCAATGACGGCCTCATGGCCTCGCTTCAAGATGTTTCTGACAAACTTCTCTGCGCTGTCTTCGGTGATCTTACTCTCGGATTTGTAGCAAGTGCGTCCGGCCAGTTCTATCAGAGAGAGAAGGTCGGAATAGGAGGGAGCATTGACAAGCTCCACTCTGGGTTCAATAATCTTCATGGTCAGACTCCTTCCACATGACTCGCCAGCATATCCGCCTGGTGCGTCCAAAGTACATTCGGATAAGCTCTTACCGCTCTGGTGTAGTCGTTCCATTCCTCTCTCGGGCAAAAAGCTCCCATGTGATACCTGATACACATGATCTCTTCCTCAGTCAGAGCGTAAAACTGGGAGAGAAGCATGACCGATTTATCCCCATGGCCTTTCAGAAGGGTGTCCGGGTTATATTCGTAGTGGTAAGGGTTTTCAATGAGTTCACCATCCAAAGTGATACCTTGCCGCTCCGGTCTGTACTGGTCAATTTTGCAAAGGTCATGGAACATTCCCACCAGATAGGGGGAGCGGTAATTCTTCCACTTCAACTGGCAACTTTCGGTCAGGCCAACCAAGTGTTTTGCCACAGCGAGAGAGTGGTCAAAGAGGCCACCTTCATAATTCCCGTGGTATTTGGTGGAAGCAGGAGCATGAAAAAAGCCGTTTACGGTCAGGTAATCTAAAATATCAATGGTAGCGAGGGGAGAACCGTCAGGCATACGCATGAAATTTAGGAACTCAGACCGGCGATCTCGGTCAGTCATGGCAGACACCTCCCGCATACTCAGGCCGGTGGACGCTTCTCTCGCTGTCAAAACCATCGGGGTAGCGTTTCCGCAGCTTTTCAACATTGGCGGTAAAGATTTCGTCCAGACCCTTGCCGATTGCTGCGGCAGTTATCGCCATATACCAGGCCAAATCACCAAGTTCCTCAGCGATATGCTCAACATCCAGCTCATGACCCTGAAACTGAGCCTTTTTCACAATGTCGATGACCTCTCCGGCTTCACCGCACAGGCCCATTACCCCGTTGCTCAACCGCTCATAGAAGGTGAAGTAATCCATGTTTGCAGTCCTCAGAGCGGCCTTTTGATACTCATTTCCCGTCATGGTCAGCAACCTCCATTTCCAGTACCGTCATAATGGCGTAGTTGGCGAGGTCAATCAGAGTGTCCCGAATGGACTCGTCATTTACCCTCTGCTCTCCGTTACGGGAGAGGGTCTTGAACCGGTTGAACTTATCGCCCAGCCTGATACGGGCCATTGCCATGCCCTCTTCAACAAAGGTTTGGTGGAAGCTGTCACCGTAATCATGGTTCTTCCGGGCATAGAGGTCGTTGATTTCCTCACAGATTTCCCGGTGCATTTGAACCTTTGTCTTTGTCGTGGTCAAAGTATCTTATCCTCACTTTCCACATAGTTTTCAGCAAACCATTGGAGAGGGAGAGTGGAAACTTGTACCGCCCTCCCTCGTCCATAATCAGCCAAGCAGGGCCATCAGGTCGCTTTTGGATTTAGGGGCCGCAGGAGCCGCCTGAGTGGACGCAGGAGCGGTTTTAGGAGCCTGGGTGGGTGTGGGTGCCGCCTGTTCATCCCACCCGTCAGAGGGCCGCTTATCGGCCAAACGAGCGAAGGTAATGGTCTTGTCCGGCTTGTTCTTGTTCGGCTGAACATCATGCTCAATGTCACACTCAATGAAGTGGCCCACAAGGTCTTCATGGTCGATCTCGGTCAACTCGAAGTCCTGCAAGGCAGTCTTCGCAAAGTAGCTGAACGCATTGAGCGCACCTTCGTTCGGAGAGCCGTCAGCTTTCAGCAGGGAAAACCGCTCAATGTGCTTGGCCCCACTCTGCGTCTGCATGGTGACTTCCAGCTTGCCAAAGGCTTCCTTGTAGCTGACCCCGGTAATCTTGAAGATATGGGTTCCTTCCGGGATAAGAGAAAACCCATCACTCAAACCAATTTTAGCCATCTTGTTTGTCCTCCTTAGTCTTCATCATTGACGGGAAAGATAATGCCTACCAATTCCTCGTCATCTCCGGGCAATTCCGGGAAGCTCTTCACCAGCAGGGCTTTTGCGACATTGGAATTGGTGTCAATGTCATAGGCATAAAGGATTTCACAGGTGTCCTTCCGCTCAATCAGCTTCCAGTCATCGTTGCTGATCTTAATGGAAATGTCACCGGCCTGGGTCTTATAGACCCGAATACAATCCTTGATACCGCCATCAGGATAGGGCATGATTGCCTCGGACAGAACCGCATAGTCCGTATGACCAATCTGGTCAATCATCTTATCAATGGCCTGGGGCATAGCCTGAATAGCCGCAGCGGTCACGCTTTTCACCGTAGTGGGAATGAGCATCATAGCTGAGGAAGAAGCCAGCCAACGGTCAGCAAAAGGCAGGTCTTCAATCCCCCTCTTATAGATAACTCCGCTGGAAGCCAGAGATTTCACGAAATTCTTGAACTTCATCGGTTATCCCTCCTTAATCGCTTTCGGCAGCAACCGGTAGCTGTCCTCGGTGGTACTGTACTTGTCCAAAACCCCGTCCGCTTTCATAGCGTCCTTATTGATTTTGGTAGTAGTACTCTTGCTAACCTCCCAGGTGTAGGCGGCACCGGGGATAGACACCTTTTTGTCCCCTTCACGGAACTGCTGAATAGCCGCCTTTTTAATCATATCGGTCAGGGTCTTGTACCGCTTCTCGTCATCGGCAACCTCTGCGGCATGAGCGTCCAGTTTACCTTTCAGCTCTTCGGCCTCCTTCACCAGAGCCGCCAGGTCGGTTTCCGGGGAGAGATTATTGGTACGAAGGGCTTTCAGGATTTCAGCGTCCTTGCGCTCGTCAAAGGCGGGAGAAATGCCGCTCTCAACGAAGTCCTTCCACCATTTCAGAGCGGGTTTCACATACCGCTTCTCGAAGTCCGGGTAACGCTCAGACACCTTGAAGGGGCGGGTGATAGTGTTGGTTCCCTTGCAGACAAACTTGGAGGGGTCGGCGTAATCACCGTCTTCCAAGAAGGAAGCCACCATGATTACATCGTCCACGCCGAGAAGGTACGCATAAAGAGCCGCTTGCAGGGCATAATACTCAGGAATATCCTCGGCCCAATCCTCCACACGCTTGGAGGTCTTCATTTCGAGAACCGTGGTGGGCTTGCCGTCCTTGTCGTACAGAAGGTAGTCCCACATACCGCCGAGAACCGCAATTTCGGGGAAGAAGTCACCCCAAGTGCGCTTGAAGTAATCGGCACCCCAAATATCGGTAGGAGTGACCAGATTGGTCATGAAGTAGGACTTCTTCATGTACTCGGCCTGTTTGGGTTCGATGGTCTTACCGGCAATGGTGTAGATCGTGTCCTCAAAAGGCTTGGCGTAGGTGCGAGTGACTTCACACCAGACCTCGAAGGGGGTCTGCCAAGGGTTCAGACCAAGAATGGTAGCAAAGCGGGTGGCGGTCAGCTTCTTGGGCTTCTTCGGAGGGATAATCTGAATGCGGTTATTATCCAACCACTCCATATCTTAGCCCTCCTGCGTGTCGTAGGCGTTCAGCATTTCACCCACACCGGCGATAAGCTGGTCACACACCTCAGCGGTGATCTTGGTGAAGCCCTCGGTCTTGACGGCAATGCTCTGAACGAAGGACTCCTGTTCAGCGTCCAGCTCCAACAGCTTTTTCAGGGCAGTTTTCAGGGCGGTGATCTGTTCGTCAGAAGCAGCACCATCAGGAGTAGCCGTCAGCTCTTTCTTAATCTCCTGACGCTTCTCAGGGGTCACAGGAGCCTTGCGGGTCTGCTTGGGTGCGGGAGTAGGAGCGTCTTCGCCGGTGTCCTTGGAACCAAGCGAAGCGTCAATGTTGTCGGCTTCGATAATGTCCAAAACGAGCTGCCACAGATAGCGGCGCATATAGGTGATAGAGCTGCCGAGAGCCTGCATTTCATTGGTGACGGCCTTGCCGCTGTTGGAGATAATCGGGGCGATCTGAGTGAAAGGAGCCTCAAATACAATGGGGTCTTCCTGCCGGTCATGGCAGTTATACACTCTGGCAATGGCGTATTCCTTGCCGAAGCTCGGAGCCATCAGAAGACCAACCTCACCGAAAATGCTCTCAGCCACAGGTACAATGTCTTCCAGCTCGAAGTATTTGAATTCGAGCGAGATGTTCTTGCCGGTCTTCTTCACACCGGCATTCAGGAACTTTACACGGGCAATCTGCAATTTCTGCAACGCATTCATGCCGGTGTAGTCCATCGGGGTTTCCTTTTCCTTGGTAGCCATTTTGATTTCCTCCTTGATGTTTAACATTTTCCATCGGAACCTACGGTCAGCCGGTACTTTTCCTTCATCTTCCATTTGAAACCGAAGATCGTAGTCATGAACGGTATGACCGTCAGGTTTGAATGTGGTAGGGCTATCCTTGTCCCATTTCAGGAGCAACGCCCACAGATCAGGGTAATCTTTGCGGAGGAGACGGAGCTGGTCTACACCTTGACTGTGACAGAACCAACACCCCCCCCTTGCGCTGGTCGTATAGATGGGAGATAAGAGATCGTTTTCTTCGCATATCTGGCGGCAAAACGCTTCGTCCCACCCGATCTCTACAAGGGGCATTTTGAACCCCGGCTTTTGGTGTCTGGCTATTCGCTCAGGCTCGTCAGCCGCAATGCCGAGGTACTGCACAATATTTTTCTTCGCTCCTTGTGCAAGGGAGCTTTGGGAAAACTCTCCGTTTGAGGTCGCTGGTACACCATTGTCCCCGGAGCATAGGGAAGCCGAGGATAAGACCCGTCTTTGAGCTTCTTGCACCAGCTCCCGATTGTGAACGGGAACCCCAATGGCTCTGACTTTGAGCTTGGTGTTGCACCATGCTCCGATTGTGAATGGGAAGCCGGTATTCCCCCCCCATCAGTTTTCCGTTTGGGGACATGGTAGAATAGCTTTTCATAGGTCAGCTTCTCGCCGTTGCGAGTAGCACAGAGATGTTCCACCTCGATACCCCAACGCTCCTTGATGATCTTATCGGCCTTGGCCTTGAACTCAACCATCGGTGGAGGGTCGGCGGGAATGTCATCGGTAGCCCACACTTCGGCGTGAATGATACGATCTAAAGGCCAACCAAGCTGCTCAATGGCGAACAGGCAAGCCAGACTGTCTTTCCCGTAGCTCAGGGACAGCACATATTCTTCCATAGGCTATTCCTCGAACAGAGCCAGCAGCTTCCTCTTTGTGCTGTTTACCCTGCGAGTATTCCGCTTCGGGGGTTTCAGGCCGAGGAAGTCACGCACATACCTTTGAGCCAAACGGATATACCAGTCACGGTCTACAACCTCAATGGTCAGACTGTTGTCGTTGTCCACCACACACTTTGCGGGAAGTCCTGCGATCTTCACAGGATTGCCGGTGCCGAGATGGATTTTATACAGGGTGCCGTACCGATGATCGGAAGTGGCGTAAACTCGGTTGACCTTCTGAACCACGGTCATCTCTCCGTTGATCTCATGGAGAGCGTCACCGTATTTGCTTCCGGCCTTGGCAACCAACTGGAAGTCCAGTAGCCGATCACAGCCCATAATGGTTTCTTCCACGGGAACACCGTAGGCCAAATAATCCTTGACGGCCTTGGCAACCACACAGGCATTGTTATTGACATTGAACGCACCGGCAGGAGCTATGCCACGGACGAGGACACCGCCCTTGATTTTCGGCTCACCCTCGAAAGGCAGCTCCACATAATTGTTTACATCTTTCTGACAGATCATCTTTATCAGGTCTTCTTCCAACTCAAAGCCGGTACGGGTTTCCCATTCCTGCGTGATCTCCTGATATTTGGAAACATCGGAGTCATCCAGACTGACCATGATACCGTCCGTGTTGAGCTGAATGATTTTCAGCGTGGGGCAATCCTGAATGAGATGAACAGCCATTTCAAGCAACTGCAACTGGCCTGAGATACAGACCGAGCGACCCATGAGAGGGTCATAGAGGTCATTGTACCGATTGAGCATGGCACCGTAGGTGGTATTCAACACCAGCTTTAGAGCATTGGCCGTGGCCTTGTCACCGGCTTTTTTCGCTTTGACCCGCCGCTCAATGGTGGCAGCATATACATCAGGAGAAGGGATGTTCCGGCTACAATACCCGTTCAAAATCATCTGGTGAGGGTAATAGCTGGCAACATCTTTGTTGCGAATGGAACGGGTTTTCGTGGCTTCCTCTCGGTAACAGGGAATGGCCCCGTGAATACCACCGTAGGCAATCGTGCAAGGGCAATCCCCAACCATAATTTCCAGCTTCTCTTTGAATACCACCTCATTTGGGATGGTCATATCTTTCAGCCGGTCAAAAAACGCAAATACTTCCTGCGGAATGTACTGCCGTAGTAGAGTGGCCGGGTACTGGTACTCTCGCTCGTCATAATGGGGCTTTGGCTCTGCATCAAGATAAGCAGCAGTCAACTTGGCGTTGGTCATATAAAGAGCCTTTGCCGGGTATATGCCCTTCTCTTTACCCAGGGTCAACTTGCTGGACAGGTAGCCTTGTCGAAGGTCATCCAGCTTATCGGTTGCGTCCACATCATGCTTACAGTAAAAGATGACCTCTTCCAATTCTTCGGGGGTCAATGGCCTATCAAGATTGAAGGACACAGTGGTTTCCCGAATATCCATACCCAGGTGCGCTTCGATTGCTTTCAGGGACAACCCCATCTGGCAATCGTCCATGAGGTCATATTGGTCAAAGTAAACCCGGCTCTCACGGAGATCAGGGTGTTCCCACCCCTCATGCCCCTGGACGATGATGAAATCATTGACCACCTTCACCTCTTCCGGCGTGTAGTCCGCCAGGACTGCTTTCAGAATGAATTGGTCATAGTGCTTATTGTTGAACCCAGCCAAAAGCGGTTCCTGTTCCATGAACTGCCTGACAGCCTCATTGTCGTTGTGAATTACGGTGTATTCCCCGGTGGCCTTGTGCTTAAACACGAAGAGCCAGTCAAAGGCGAATACCTCGCAGTCGAAGATAAAAAGATTATCCATTCACATCACCTCCCCATTGTTGAGCCATTGCTTGTGCAACACCCGGAAATGTCTTTGAACGAGTTTTTGGGTCACGCTCATTTCTTCCTTGAAATCTCCGGTAATTCCCATGAGCGTCTTTGCAACCTCCATTAACATACGGTGTAACTCCTTCCCGAATAATATCGGTAGGGGTAAGGGGGGGAGGTTTTTAAGCCAAAGGCAAGTGCGTTTCGTATAAGGGTGTCCGAACCACCATGGCTGTATTGCTTGGGTATATTGTGGTAGCTGGTGAATTTTTCCGGGAGTAGGGTTCTCAACACAGATTTTCTGACAATCTGCTTCCAGAAATCTCATGAAAAACGCTTTTGCTTCAATGGCTTTCGCCATTCTCTCTTTGTTGATTTCCCCTTTTATTCGCAATCGAACTGAACCCGCATTGGTTAGATAGGTGCATGGAGGAAAGGCAATCAATAAATCCCAGGTTCCAACAATGGCATGAAGATCACCGTCCATCGTGATAAACGGCTTATTGCCATTGATAAGCGGAAGAACATCTCCTTTAATGTGCCATTCCGGGTGTCCACCAGAACACTCCTGCGTATCGCAAGAATAGGCTTCATGCCCTAATTTCCGAAAGGCGATACATACCGCTTGGCTCTCTTCACAGGCTACAAGGACTTTCATTTTGCCTTAGCTCCCCGGATGATATAAATGCACTTATCAACCCGGTAAGCGTCATACCCCTTCGGGTGCTGCTCATTGTACTTGCGCTTGTGGCCGGAAATGGTTGCCAGCTTGTTCTTTGCCTCTTCTTTGGTGTCATACTCAAAGCACATATTCTTTGCGTTTCCGCTGGTCAGGAAATCTTCAATGGCTTTGACTTCCTCGCTCTTAGAAAAGCCCCGTTTGTCGGGAGCCTGAACATTGTAGGTAATTTTCAATTTATTCACCCTCTTTTTAATTGATTTCCGGGGCAGCTATCGTGTCGATATAGCAGAGGTCTTCGGTGCCGGGGATAACATCAAATAGGCTAACCGTGACTGGCTCAGAAGCTCTCTTCCGTCTTTCATGCCCTACGGCAGAACGCATGGCGGAACAGGCTACCGTGATAAACTTCAACCTCTGCAACTCAGGAAGTGCGAAATATCGCTTTACGCTTAACAGATACCGGAAGATAACCACATCGAACCATTCGTCAGAGTTCAAACCCTGTTGTCTTAAATAGCGGTACACAATATTGATGTGTTCCGAAGCAAACCGGCTTTCTTCAAGTGTGAGAGGCCGTTCATAAAACTGTTTTGGAAGCCTGACTGCTCCGCCCACATCACACTCACGGGTTTTCATTTACCCCCCCCTTCACTCTAAAATTTTACAGCCGCATTTTCGGTACGAAGTGCATCGTTTCTTATAGCTGCGAACAAGATACTGAACACCGTTATCCACATAATCGTAGGCAATCGGCTCTCCCTTGCCCTCAAAGTTTCTGGCAATACGCCCCACGCTCTGCGTGATAATGGCGTAGTCCTTTTGCGGGGTGGTCAGGTACAGCCGGTCAAGCCGGGGAATGTCCAGCCCCTCTTTCGCCAGAGCGTAGGTTGCAAACAGATAGTGCTTTTTCCCGGCCCTCATGTCCTCAATGGCTTGCTCCCGTTTCGCCTTGCCCTTCTTGGAAGTCATTTTCCCGTCCACCATTACGGCCTGATCTCTCAGGTGTTTCGGAAGATGGGCCATCAGATATTCCAGGTGGGCCAGCCGGTCGGAAAGAATGAGGTTGTAATGGCCGGAGTTGAGCATCAGGTCACCCACAATCTGACCGTTTCTGCAAAAGTCCTCTGCCAGATAATTCACCAGCTTGGCATAGATGATCGTGCCGTCCGTGTCCAGGAAATCTTTGCTCAGGCCAACCCTGGTAGGCCGGGGAAGAACGCTGACGGTCATGATCTTGTCCGCAACCGCCTCTTCCGGCACCTGATAGGCGATTTTACCCAGGAGGGCATAGGTGGCGGCAATCATACCGTCTGCCCGGTGAACCGTGGCAGAGAGGCCGTATTTGTGCTTTGCTGCCAGAGAACTCAGCACCTTGGAAAACTGCGTAACTGCGGTAGGTGTCCCGGCGACCCGGTGGCACTCGTCTACGATGATGCACCCCCAGGTGTCCCGGTACCGGTCAAGGTCGATATTGCACATGGTCTGCACCGTGGCGAAGGTGATCGCCTTGCCGATTTGCACCTTTCCCTCCGTGATGGTTCCAGTCAAAGCCGAACTCATGTACTGCTCCGCTCGGTTCTTGCTCTGCAAAAGCAAGTCCCGGGTATGGGTCAGCCAGAGGGTTTTTTGGCCTATCTCACAGGCCAGGGCAATACCTATCTGGGTTTTCCCGGAACCGGCAGGACTTTGTAATATCCCTCTCCCGCTCTCCGCCAGGGCCGCTTTCGCCGCCTCCTGGTAATCATAGAGCGGGATGTTGCACCGGTAGTCAACCCGAGGCTGCGGGGCAAAGGCCATGGACACATCGGTGAACGGGGCCAGCCGAAGAACATCGTTGAAACAGCCATAGGGAAGCACTAAGGTGTCGCCGTCCCATTGCATGAGGTACAGCTTTTGCGGGGTATTTCCCAGGTAGAAGTTCATCCGGGCTTTCTTAGCGTAGTCCGGGTTCGCCAGCACCAGGTTCTTCTTGCACCAGGCCAGCAGCTCAGGAGTGGGGCCGTCAATGCGGAGCTGGCTCGAAACCGTCATGTGCATTTCGACACCCACTCTTCCAGGGTAATCCCGAACTGCTTGATCTCCGGCCAGTACAGCGATCTCCGGGTCAGCATGGCCCTCTCCATGTTCTCAAAGGAAATGAACCACACCTCACCGGTGGTCATTCTCAGGGCGAACCAGCCCTCGCCGTTCCCGGTCTGCCGCCAGAGGGTCATTGCGGAATACTGGTTTTCCTCGACCCTCTCCAAGCGGAAAATGTCTTTCTCACACACTTTGCAGTCAATGGGATAGCTCTTGCCGTTTCGGGCCGCAATCACATCAAAGGGCTGGCCCTGGCTCTTCTGAGCGAGGTTGTGCGCCCAGAACCCGTACCCGGAAAGGCTGATACAAAGCTGTTGCTCAAAGGAGGTTCCTGTCTTGCGGTTATTATTGGTCATGTCGTTTTCCCTCCCCACATATCGCAAAGCAGTACGAAAGCCTTTAGGAAATACTTCGAGGCGTTCAGGTGTTCCCGGGACTCACGGGAGAAAAGAACCGCCTGGTCACGAAGCCTCATGTACTCCTGGTATTTCTCCGAACGGGGAGAACATTGTTTCTTGATGACTTCCGCTTGCTCCTTGAAATGGTCAGCCTTGAACTGGGTCGTTATCGCCTTTTCGCTTTCCTCCACCTTGCGTTTTCCGAAGTAGTCCAGCAGCTCATTTACTTGTTCGTCAGACCAGGCGGGGTCTGCCACCAGCAGTTTGAAGAGCTTGCGGGTCTTTTCCAGAGTGGTCGGAAAGAACTTATCGGCAACCAGTTCGCATCCTCCGCTATCCCATGAAATCTTTACGATATAGTTCATGGTTCTCCTTCCACCGCCCCTTCCGGGGCGGGATTGTTTTGGATTACAGATCAAACGCAGAAGCCGAAGGACACGCCAATACTGCTGTAGGCGTCGCCATTGCCGGCGCTGCCCGAACTGTTCACACCGCAGAAACTGTTGGCGTTGCCGGAATGAGGCGACCGCTCCCACCGCCATCCACGCTCACCGTCAGGGTACTTTTTCGCATAGGAGAAGTCCTCCTGCCGGTACAGCTCATACCAGTGACCTTCCCCGCCGTTGGAGTAGATTTTCCGGCCAAAGATTTCCTGCTCGGACAGAAGGAAGAGCGGGTCAAAGGTTTCGATCATTTCCGGCTTCTCGTTGTCGCCGCCCTCACAGGTGTACTTGACCACGGGGGTGATGACTTCCACCAAATCGTCAGGCAGCAGGTTCCACACATCACCGTGAAGCCACTTCCGCATGAAGCTGTCCTTCCAGGAGGTCAGGTTGGTCATCTTGTGGTTCATCACCTGGCGGTCAGGCCAGAAGTCCACCAGCTCCCAGGTGATCGGCACAGGAACATCGTGTTTGTCGAGGTCGTGGTAGAAACCGATGATCTGAACCTTGATGGTCACACCGTTCTTCAACTTGACGGTCTTCTGGTCACCGAGCCGGAACATCATCTGAGCGAGGCCGCTGTCACAGATTTCCTTGATCTGCCGCCAGCTCATGTCTTCCGGGGTCTTACGGGCCATGAGGGAGAAGGAAGCCGCCTCCAACCGGTGGTTGAGCATGACACTCAGGGGAGAAGCCGCCCAGAGATTGTGCGTCTGTTGCTTGGCTTTCAGGCCGTCCAGCTCCTTCTTCAAGGTGATATTCTCTTTCTCCATCCGCTCAAACTCGGCGGAGAGCTGAGAGATGATCTCTTTCATGTGAAAATCTCCTTTGCATTTTCCGAAATGTCTGATATAATCAGAGTGAGCTTTTACGCTTGCCGTGGATGGGACTGCACTCCCGTCTGCGGCTTTTCTTTTTCTGGGGAATGTAGGGGTCAAACGCTCCGGCCAGCTTGCAGAAGACATAGAAGAGAGCCAGGGCAATGACCATGTAAAGCGTTCCGGTGCCGAGGGCCATCATGTTCTGCTCAATGGCACCAACCAACCCCAACAGCCAGAAAAAGGAGAGAAATGCCAGGGTTCCGAATACCCGTTTCATTCTGTTACCTTCTTCCACACATACTCTTCTCCGGTCTTCTTTCGGTACCAGTCCTCAAACTCGGCCCTGTGTACGGGGTCAGTGAAATACTCCCGCACGATCTGAACCAGCAACAGGCTTGCGGCTCTGGCCTGGGCTTGTACTTCCGGTACGAAAGCACTCACGGCTCTCCGCATGACCCCATCCGCATCCGGTACTTTTGCAGAATGTCGAGGGAACGGCGCAGAATTTCGTCTGCCTTTTCACCGGTACGGACACCGGAGAGAGTGGCGGACATTTCGTACTTGTCCGTCATCAACCCTTCATCGGAGAGCTGCCGAATGAGCCAGGTGAATGTCAGGCTCTCACCGGTGACAAGCTCTCTGATCTGCTCCCGAAAACTCTTGCGCTCCTGCTCAGTCAGCCGGATAACCGGAGTATCGGGAGTCCAGTACGGACGAGGTGTGGGGGTTCCCGCCATCATGCGACCTCCTTTCTTTGAATTACAACTAAAGTTATAAATTATCCTTGCAAGGGAAACTCTCTTATGCTATACTGAACTTGCCACAGAACAATAAGCATTAGAGATTTCCGTTTGACATAGGAGCCGAATTTCTTTTCAAAGAAAGAGATTTGACCCCTCGGATTGTTGTTGCCTGTTTTGTAACTTTCGTTGTTGATATGAGTATATCGTAGTTATCGTACTTTGTCAATAGGCAATTTCGTAGTTTTCGTATTTTATATAAGAGGCTTTTACGGAGGAACACAGTATGTTCAAAACGAGATTTGAGCAATTATGTAATGAACGCAAAATTTCCCCAGCAGCGGTATGTGAAGCTATTGGTTTATCAAACAGTGCATATAGCAAATGGACTGAAAATTCTTTACCTCGCAATACTACCCTATTGAAGATTGCTGAGTATTTCAATGTATCAATAGCATACCTAAAGGGTGAAACCGATGACCCCGACATAACTTTGAAAGAGCGTTTATTCCCGGAAATTGCTACGGACTTACGGAAAAAGCCGCTTGATGGTGAAAACATCAATATTCCTGAATTTTGTCAGACTCTTTTATTCTTCTTTGAAAACTGTGATGCACCTGGTCAACTGCGCATAATCCAATTAGCCATGAATGAATATGACCGAACACAAAAAGAAAAAACAAATCCAACGAAAGACTCTGCTATCGGCTAAGATCATCGACCTATCTGAATGGAGAAAGACGCTATGAAAATCACGAAATTTCCCATTGACCTCTCCATGCTGACCGAAGAAGAGATAGACCAGTTCCGGCAAGACCCTTCCACACTTTTTGAAGGGGACACCGATGTATGTTTATATCTCCGGTTCAGCTCTGAACGGCAACGGGAACAATCCATTGAAGGGCAGCTCCGTGATTGCCGAACCTTTTGCAAACTGAATAGCTACCGCATTACCGCCATCTATGTAGACCGAGCTACCACCGCCCGGAAAGATGTAGAGAAGCGAGTTCACTTCCAGGAGATGATACGGGACAGCGAGAAAAAACCCTGGGAGTATGTGGTTGTTTGGAAGCTCGACCGCTTTGCCCGGAACCGGACAGACAGCGCACTCTTCAAGTTCCGGCTCAGGAAGAACGGCGTAAAGGTCATCTCTGCCACCGAAAACATTTCCGAGAAACCAGAGGGTATTATCCTTGAAGCTGTGTTAGAGGGCATGGCCGAGTTTTACTCTGCTGACCTCTCTCAGAAGATCACCCGGGGCATGAGAGAGTCGGCCTTGAAGTGCCACAGCATCGGAGGCCATGTTCCCCTCGGGTACAAGATTGAAGATCACAAACTGGTCATCAATCCGGCCACCGCCCATATCGTCCAGGAAGCCTTTGAGCTATATGCCAATGGGGAAACCGTTGCAGACATTTGCCGGATGTTCAATGCCAAGGGCTACCGTACAGCCAAGGGAGTTGAATTTAACCGGAACAGCTTCAAGTCCATGTTCCGCAATAAGCGGTATATCGGGGTCTACACCTACAAGGACATTGAAGTGGAGGACGGCGTTCCGGCCATCATCGACAAGGAGCTGTTTGAAACGGTGGGCCGTAGGCTCTCTAAGAACGCAGAAGCCCCCGCAAGGGGCAAGGCCAAGGTAGATTACCTCCTGGCCGGAAAACTCTTCTGCGGCCATTGTGGAGGCTCTATGAACGGGGAAAGCGGCACCAGTAAGACCGGAGCCATCCACAACTACTACACCTGTTACACCAGGAAGCGGAAACACGCTTGCGAGAAAAAGCCCTTAAAGAAAGATTGGATAGAGTATATCGTAGCGCAGGACGCTATGGAGCTGCTGACCGATGATACAATTCAAGAGCTTGCAGATATGGCGATCTCTCAAACGGAACAGGACTTGCGAGAAAATACCCGTATTCCTGAACTTACAGACCGGATGAAAGAAACCGAGAGTGGCATTACCAATATCACAAAGGCTATCGAAAAGGGTATTGCCTCTGACGCTCTCATGAACCGCCTTGTAGAGTTGGAAAAGGAAAAGAAAAATCTTCTCCGGCTTCTGGCCGAAGAAGAGAAGTATGTCTGTAAAATTGAACGGAGCCAGATTGTTTACTGGCTGACCGAGTTCAAGGGAGGCCGCATTGAAGATGAACGATACCGGCGCATTATCATAGACCTTATGATAAACTCGGTCACGGTATGGGACGAGCCTGACGGTTTCCGTATTACCACGGCATACAACCTGACCTCCTGCAAGAGCAAGACTTTTCGTATAGCTCCTTCCGGCGAGAAGGGGTTCGGATTTGAAGGGTCAGAGTCCACCAAAAAATAAGAGACACGCGAAAGCGTGTCTCTTATTTTTTGGGTTCACTCATTTCATTCGTTCACCCCAAGGGTAATTAAAATGCTCGGTGGAAGTGAATTCCACCTCCGCCAAG